TAAAAATTTTCAAATATTAACCATTCTTTACAAACAGTAATTCCCTTTTCTCCATAACGAGAATAATCTTTGCTTTTTGTATTTAAACATCTGTCTTTCATTGCTTGCCAAGACGCATACGTTGTTGTGTATCTCATGCCATGTGTAGCATTTTTGTGATTTTTTCCATATTTCATTACATTAACTCCTTTTTACGACTATCTTTAGCCTTTGCAATCTTTTCAACAGAGTTTTTGTCAGATTTAAGGTCGTTATAAGCCTTAGTAAATACATCTTTTAAATTATCTAAATCAACAGCGATAGATATTGCATCGCACCAATCTATTGCAGCTTCAGAAAGGTCTACAGGTTCGTCATCGGGCAAATCATCCCCACTGTATATGTACAGTCCAATTCCAAAAAGACTGATACACTTCACTAGGCATCGCATCATTGCCGTATTTACATCCATTGCGTTTGGGTTAGGGATAGCTTTGTTCTGATGATTGAGAACAGGCATTTGACAAGTCATAGACTTGCCCATCGCAGTTACCGTACAAAACACCATCAATGTATCGTTAAAAGACATTGGGCTTTCAAAAGTCCATGTAGCTGATGGGTCGTTTTGAAGTAAAGTATCAACTGCCCAAGTCCAAGATAAGTAGGTAAATTTACCTTTCTTTTCTGTATGCTCATTGACGTTTAAAAGTCGTAATTCGTTAAATGTTTTCATTCTTCATCCTGTTCTCTGCGAGCCTGGGTTTCTGCCATTTTTTCGCAATCTTCAATAATTAAACACTTAATTAATCTGCCAAACTCTGCCATATCTGCAACTGGGTCAGCTAAGTAAGTTTCTAATTTTTTGCCTTGTTCAGCAGTTAGCGATGTAATCAAGTCATATAAAGCATCAAAAGTTCTAAAGTCGTATTCGCCACCAATAGCTGTAAGTTCTTTAACACGTTGTTCAACAGCATCTTCATCGTGGTATTCACGAGTATCGGTAGTTAGCCAAGAATCAAAACTAGTGCTTGTTTTCATTTGGTCGTATAAGCTCATTACAGACCTCCTGTTAATTAAACATTTAATGAATAAACCAAATTTATTGAGGTCAGCTATTGGGTCTGCCATATACTCAGAAATTATGTTAGCTTCTTCAGATGTCACCGAATTAATGACTTCACAAAAATTTTCATAAGTGCGATGTGTAAATTGACCATCGTATGATGTAAGTTCTCGAACTCTAGCATCAATACGGTCTTGATTAACGTATTCAGAACCATCGTTAGTTAACCAAGCATCAAAGTTAGTACCTGTTTTCATTTGGTCAAATAAGCTCATTACAGACCTCCAGTTTTAATAATCCATGCTGCTAAAGGAATTACAAACATAAGTGTTCCAAGGATTAATGCTTCTATAAATGTTTGCATTTTTATCCTTATATTAATTTTTGATTAAGTTGTTTAAAATCACCTTTGACAGTTGAATAACGATATACTTTATCAAGATAATCATTACCATTTAATTGATGACCATGTTTCCATAAACCATGTAAACAATCCATTATTTCAAAATAGCAATTAGAAGTAATTGAGCCAACATAATTGCAATCTTTATCTAAAATAGTTGTATGAGATGAAAAATAATTGCTAGGTTCTTGAATATAACCACCTTGAGAAATGGCTTTAATAGCATCTTTTAATTTAATTGTTGTCATTTTTTTATCCTTTCAAGATAAACCCCCGAAGGGGTATTAATTATATTGAGTAGCCTTGAGTTTTCCGAATTAAATTTTTGTTTGGTGCTTTAATAACTGTGGCTTTAAATTCAGCACCACTAGCAAATGGCAATTTATCTTCTAACATTCCTGTTACTTTAAGGTTTGTAAGGTTAAAACCATCAGCAACCCATTTTTCATCAACTTCAAATTCAACTACCCATTTAAATGTTTTCATAACTTTCTCTTTCTTCAATTATTTATTAATCCAAACTGTTTTGTAAGTATTTGGCAAACAAGTTGCACCTTGACTTACACGAATAGGTTTTTTTGTTTCTGCTCTTTTAAATTCCCATGCTTTACGAGCAAATGTAGCTGCTTTTTGTGCTAAATCTAATGATACAACTTGACCATCAACCATGATTTCGTAATCAGATTCAGGTGCATTGTGTGCATACACATAATTTAAAATATAACTAATTTCAGAATCAAACGATTGCCAATCATTCGCACGAAATTTAGCCACTTCACCAGTTGCTTTAAATGTAATTTGATATTTCATAACTTTCTCTTTCTTCACTTGGTTAATAAAATTTACTGCATAAGTGATACTATACACGAAAAACACACGTTACAACACTTTTTCACATCTTTTTATTAAATATTTTTTATTTGTAGTTTTTTTGTGTATTTGTGCTAATATAACACAACTAAAGGAGAATTTATGGACATTTATTTAGAATTAAAAACAGAATTTGGTAGCTTATATCGCTTGGCACAGTTACTAGGCTTGAGAGAAACGGCTATTTATCAATGGAAAGCAAGAACCAATGTGCCTATCAAGCACGTTAGAAAAATTGAGGAACTTTCAAAAGGTAGAATTACAAGGAAAATGCTTAGACCTGACGTTTATGGAGAGTGAAATGAATTATTATCCATTCCACATCGGTGATTATATAAGTCATACTAGCCATTTGTCAGATTTAGAAGATTTGGCTTATAGACGTATGATTGATTTGTATTATCAAACTGAACAACCGTTCGAAGATATTGTTTGGGTAGCTAGAAAAGTAAAATCAACTCCTGAAATTGTTAAATTACTTTTAGAGGAATTTTTTGAGTTTTGGCAAGAAGATTGCACTTGGAGAAATAAGCGTGCAGATGAAGAAATAGCTAAATACAGACTGAAAGCAGACTCAGCTCGTAACGCTAACAGAATCAAATCAGAAAAGATATCAGCTCTGAAATCAGAACTGAAATCAGAACCGTTACACAACGTAACCAATAACCAAGAACCAATAACCAATATAAATACTATTACACCTGAAGGTGTTAGTAAGGAAGTATTTAATGATTTTGTAAAACTACGCAAAGGTTTAAAAGCACCTGTAACAGAAACAGCAATTAAAGGTTTGGCAAGGGAAGGTCAAAAAGCCAATATGTCTTTAGAACAAGTAATGGTTCTTTGTTGTCAAAATGGATGGAGAGGTTTTAAAGCTGAATGGATGTCTAAAGAACAACCTACACAGAAAGTGAGAATATGTCTTTAGAACAAGTAATGGTTCTTTGTTGTCAAAATGGATGGAGAGGTTTTAAAGCTGAATGGATGTCTAAAGAACAACCTACACAGAAAGTGAGCTTTTTATGACAGGTCAAGACGAAGCGTTTAAGTTTTGGTATCACAATAATTATTTTAATGGCGTATTTGTTATCGTTGGTACTAAACCTAATTGGTTTAACCATAAAGACAACTTTTGTTCAATGCCAAGCATTTACACAGAAAAAGATACACCTAGAAGCATAGACCTCGCATTTTTAACAAACCAAGTTATTAATTTGATTCATGGCGATTGTAGTGATGAACAATTCGCTGCTTGGTTTATTCATTTAACCAACTTAAAACCTAAAATTTTGATAGCTTTAGATTCGGAGAACGAAATTTATGTTAATAAACATTGATTTAGAACAATATCGTGAATATCACGACATCATGTATCAGGTAAAAGAAAAGTCTATTTTTGAAAATGAAATTAAGGATTACTTTAAAAATCGACATTTAGGCATAGAAGGCGATAAATTGCCTTGGCAAAAACTTGACCAGTTGGTAGGACTTAGACCTTCTGAATTAACAATTTGGGCTGGTGAAAATGGTTCAGGTAAATCATTGATTCTTGGTCAACTGAAATTATCCCTTTTAAAAGCCCATAAAACGGTCTTAACGGCATCTTTAGAGATGACTCCTACCAAGACATTATCTAGGATGACAAGACAAGCCATAGGCTCTCTAAACGTGTCTAATCACGATATTGAGCAATTCATGGGCTGGAAGAAGGATAAAGCCTATTTATTTGACCATCAAGGTCGTATTGATTCATGGCAAGCTGTGGCTTTATGTCGCTATGCAAAACAGCATTTAAAGTGTGACCACATTATCTTGGATTCATTAATGAAGCTGGTGCGTGGTGAGGATGATTTTAATGGCCAAAAAGACTTAGTTGATGCGTTGTGTGACGTTGCCAAAGAGACCAAGATGCACATTCACTTGGTTCACCATATACGCAAAGGTGGGGAAAGTAACCGAATAGCTGAAAAGAAGGACATTAAAGGTTCAGGAGTTATTACCGATTTAGCTGATAACGTAATTTTAATAGCTAGGAACAGACCAAAAGAGAAAGAAACAGAAATAAATAGAAGAAGGACATTAAAGGTTCAGGAGTTATTACCGATTTAGCTGATAACGTAATTTTAATAGCTAGGAACAGACCAAAAGAGAAAGAAACAGAAATAAATAGAATTGCTGACAACTCACAACCTGACACTTTTTTAATTACGGCAAAGCAAAGAAATGGTGATTGGGAGGGAACATTAGGACTGTGGTTTGATAGGAATAGTCAGCAATTTACAGAAAGTTTTAATCAACCAATTATTAAATATTTGGAGGATTAATGTTTAAGTATTTTATTTATGATGAAAACAACGAATTAATGCGTAAAGTCGCATCAAAAGCTGAAGCTGTTGCAATTTGTTCTATTCGTAAAGGATGGCATTTTAAGTATATAAAGCCAATTAAACCAATTTTTGAAGATGCACCATATTGATGAAAGGGAACGTGATGATTGAAGATTTATTTGGATTTGAAGGTATTTTAGTTGACCCTATGGATGATTGGGTAGGTATGCCTGAATATCACATGGAAAAAGAAGTAAAGCCTATGTATACAGCAACATTTAAATTTAGAAACAAAGAAGATTACGAAGATTTTAAAGCAAAAGCAAAAAAATTTATATTTGAAGAAGCAAAAGTATTTGATGGAAAACAAGGAGAATTTGATAAGCAAGCATGGTATCCATTGGATGAGCCTCCAAGCAAATATATATATGAAAGCGAAACTCCTAAAAATCCTCGTTTCCCTGTTTATATTGTAAGCAAAAATAGATACAAAATTAATCCAACAAGTCGTGTATTAGAACGTATGAATGTGCCATTTTATATAATTGTTGAAAAACAAGAATATGCTCAATATTGTGAGTTAGTTGGTAAAAATAAAGTTTTAATATTGCCACAAAAATATAAAGATGAATACGACACTTTTTGGAAAGATGGAGATGGTCGAACAGGTCCTGGTCCTGCTCGTAATTTTGCTTGGCAACATTCAATAGATAATGGCTTTAAATGGCATTGGGTACTTGATGAAAATATTGAGTATTTTAAAAGAATGAATAATAACAAAAAAACAAGATTAAATGATGGAACAATGTTTTATTCTTGTGAAGATTTTGTATTGCGTTATGAAAACATTGCTATAGCTGGTCCAAATTACGCAACTTTTATGCATACAAACGAATATCGACCTCCATTTATAACAAATACTCGTATTTATTCATGTTTATTAATCAGAAACGACATTCCATATCGTTGGAGAGGAAGATACAACGAAGACACAGATTTATCATTAAGAGCTTTAAAAGACGGTTATTGCACTATTCAATTTAATACTTTTTTACAAGACAAAATGTCTACTCAAAAAATGAAAGGTGGTAATACTGAAGAATTTTATGCAAAAGAAGGAACATATCTTAAATCTAAAATGTTACAGGAAATGCACCCTGATGTTGCTTTTGAAACTCTACGATTTAACAGAGCTCACCATTATGTTGACTACTCAGGTTTTAAAAAGAACTTTTTAATAAAAAAATCAAATCTTCAAGAATTTGAGCCTATAGACAATTATGGAATGGTATTTAAGGAGAAATAATGGAAAACCCTAATAAAGTTGTAGAGTTTTTACTTAAAAACGCTGGCAAATATGCACAAGCTAAATCTGAACGTATATATATTGAAGAATTTAGAAAGTCTAAAAAAGCATTATTGATGCAACAGGCTCAGATTAAAGGTGTTGAGACTATGGCAGCACAAGAACGTGATGCATATGCCAATCAAGAGTATCAAGATTTACTTTTAGGACTTAAAGAAGCTGTAGAAGTAGAAGAAAAGCTACGATGGCAATTAATAGCTGCACAAATGAAGATTGATATATGGAGAAGTCAAGAAGCATCTAACCGACAGATAGAAAGGGCAACATTATGAAAGATAAATTATATGGATTGATTTATTTACTCACAATAATTATTTGTTTTTACTTAATCTTTATGACGGAACTTGCTCGTAAAGAAACAAGAACGCATTGGGGTACAAAGAACTGTGAGTTGGCTGAGATTAGCCCTGACTTCACACCACAAGAGAAAGCTGATTGTAGGATAGCAAGGAGTAAAAAATGACTGCAAATGAATTAATTGAAACTGCTGAAAAAGCAAAAACACAGGAATACGGTCACACCGATGATTGGATTAAAAACGCATTTATTTTGCTACGTCAACAACAAGCTGAAATAGAAGCGTTAAAAGAAATTATTAAAAGATTAATTATGGATTGGACTGATGATTTTAAAAATTACAAATACAACTCTGATGTACCTGAACAAAACAAAATGCGTGATGATGTGTTTGCAATACTAAAGAAAGAGAGTGAAAAATGACTGGAAATGAATGTTTTTTCTATGGATACTGCCTTGGCTCAATAACAGTTGGAGTAGTTATGGTGGTTTTAAAATGGAGTGAGAA